CAGGGCGCAAGCACAAAGAAAAGCGCCTACGTTCTTTGAACGAGCTACGCAGGGTCAGTCTATCGAAGAAGAAGCTTTGCAAATACTAATTCACCAGAAGACTTTGAAAGAACGTGAATTAGAGATTGCCGCTATGATAAACATGAGATTTGGCTGGGGAACGTATGATGAGATGCTGGACATGCGCCGGGCGATCAGGGCTGAACGGGAAAAGACCGCATTTGCACAAGACGAGGCCAAGCGTCAAATCCAGAACAACATGGCTATACTTGGTTTATCCATGCTAATTATTGGGTTTCTGGGCGGTGCTATTTATCTGATCGTACTTGTATCATGAGTTATTTTCTCCCGCTCATCCTTGCATCGTCCCTGCTCAACCCAGAGTACGTTACATGCAACCTATGGAAATATGTAGACAACGACGGCGAACTTGTGTGCTTATACTCAGGTAAGAACGGCACGCTGGGCTATCACTACCCCACGCTTAGTTTCCGCGAATGCCCCAGACAATTTGAATGCCTTTATCAACCAAACTCTAAGGCTAAAGTAAGCCTGAAAGACATATTAAAGGGACTATCTGATGGATTTTAAACAAGTTTTAGAGTATAAACTGCTACCACGTTTAATGATGCTCGTAATGACTGTCATGTACATAAGGTGTCTTGAGTGGGCACTTACGCAACCAGACTTGTCTACGCAACAGGCTTCATTGATTTCTGTAGTTTCTGGTGCTATGACTGGGGCGTTCGCTGTATGGTTGGGACATGAAAAATGATACAAGCCTTATTAGGCCCGATAGGGGCGCTTGCTAGTACATGGTTGTCATCGAAGGTAGAAACTAAGGCCGCTGAAACTAGGATGAAGGTTTCAGAGGCTGATGCGAAAGCAAAGATAATGCTATCCGCAGCCACGTCAGAGGCCGACTGGGAAAAGATCATGGCCCAAGGTACTCAAAATTCTTGGAAAGACGAGTATCTTGTGGGACTTTTCAGTATACCTTTAATTTTATCATTTTGCGGTGAAAGCGGACGGAAAATTGTAGAAGACGGTTTTGCTGCTTTGTCTACTATGCCAGACTGGTACAGCTATACCTTGGGTGTAATCGTAGCAAGTTCATTTGCCGTTAGGTCAGCTACAAAGTTTTTTGGAGGTAAGAAATGAGTTTTAAACTATCAACGCGCAGTCTTGGCCGACTTGAGGGTGTAGACGAACGATTAGTCACTGTCGTTAAAGCGGCCATCCACACAAGTAAGATAGACTTTGGCGTGATTTGCGGGGTGAGAACCCTTGAAGAACAACGTGCCCTTGTTGAAAAAGGCGCGTCTCAAACGATGAAATCAAAACATCTTGAAGGTCACGCTGTAGACCTCATGGCCTATATTGGTTCTAGGGGCAGTTGGGAACTAAACCTGTACGATAACATTGCCGACGCCATGGCTCAAGCTGCGCGTGACGTAGATGTGCCTATCAGATGGGGAGCAAGCTGGACGGTGCCCAACATCGCACAGTTTAGTGGCGGGTCTATGGAAGATGCTATGAACAGTTACATTGATGAACGTAGGTCGCAGAACCGCCGCCCGTTTATAGATGGCCCACATTTTGAACTAATGGTGTAATATGCCTTTAAAAAAGCTCCTGCTAAAACCCGGCGTCAACCGCGAAAACACCCGCTACACTAGCGAAGGTGGTTGGTACGAATGTAATAACATCCGGTTTAGGCAGGGCACGCCTGAGAAGATTGGTGGTTGGACACGGCTAAACACTGTAAAATTTTTAGGTGTTGCGCGTTCTCTTTGGAATTGGATTACGTTAGGTGGACAAAACCTGATTGGCGTAGGCACTAACATAAAATTCTACATTGAGAACGGTGGCGCGTACAACGACATAACTCCGTTGCGTAGCACTACAAGCGCAGGAGATGTTACGTTCAGTGCGCCTAATACTACGTTAAGTGCTAATGTAACGTCTACGACTGCTACTACCATACCGCTTGCAGACGCTACAGGGTTTCCTTTGTCGGGATTAGTGCTAATCGATACTGAGGCTGTAGCTTATACAAACATTAGCGAAAATACGTTAACAGGATGTACAAGGGGAGCGTCTAAACTTGTTTCTGACGTAGCTACAGCCACTTCAAAGGCTACACACAGCGCTGGGGCGGGTGTAACTTGTTTTACTCTTTTAGTCACTGACGCTAGTCACGGTGCTAGAGATGGGGATTTTGTAACATACACAAATGCTGCGGAGTTGTTCTCTTCGGGGGGTAATATTACCGCTGCTGTACTAAACCTAGAGTACGAAATACAATCTGTAGAGACTGATAACACCTACACAATACTAGCAAAAAGTTTTAGCAACGTAGACCTTAAATTTACTAATGTTGCAGCAACTTCGTCGGATTCAGGTAACGGGGGTAGCGGCACTGTTGGAGCGTATCAACTTAGTGTTGGTGTAACAACAGCCACGGACTTGGCGGGTTGGGGCGCTAGTAGTTGGGGCGCGGGTCCATGGAACCAAGGACTGACCAGCCAAGAAGAGCTACGTATATGGTCACAACAAAACTTTGGAGAGGACTTAATCTTCGGGTTCCGTGGTGGTCGTATATACTACTGGGATGCGTCCACTTCTGTTGTTACTAGAGCGCTTGAGCTATCAGGGTCAAACGTGCCTACAATACAAAACTCTATTCTTGTGTCAGACATTAACGGCTTTGTGTTTTGTTTTGGCGCTAACCCACTAGGCTCAGTGGTTCAAGACCCTATGCTAGTCCGGTGGTCTGACCAACAAGACGCTACTAATTGGACGCCTGACGCAACAACTCAAGCAGGTAGTCTACGGATGTCCCGAGGCACAGAAATTGTAGCGGCCTCTCAAGCTCGTCAAGAAGTCTTAGTGTGGACTGACTCGTCACTGTACTCGTTGCAGTATGTAGGTGCAGAATCAGGAGTTTGGGGCGCTACATTGGTTGGTGAACAATCTTCTATAGCCTCACAGAACGCTGTAGCGTACGCAAACGGCGTTGCCTACTGGATGGGTAAAGATAAGTTTTACAAGTACGACGGACGCACACAGCCGCTACCTTGCGACCTACGTAAATACGTGTTTACCAATTTTAACCCAGAACAGTTTGACCAAGTGTTTGCAGGTACTAATGAAGCATTTAATGAGGTGTGGTGGTTTTATTGTTCTGCAAGTGCGGTCACTGCCGACAGCTACGTAGTCTATAACTACCTAGATCACATATGGTACTACGGGTCTATGGCGCGTTCCGCATGGCTAGACTCGGGACTTCGGGCATTTCCATTAGCAGCTACATTTAACAACGTACTGATAGAACACGAAAAGGGCATTGACGACAACGAAACAGCTTCGACTGCTGCCATACCTGCGTTTATAACCTCTGCTGAATTTGATCTTGAAGATGGCCACCAATTTGCGCTTGTCTCTAGGTTGATACCAGACGTGTCTTTTGAGGGGTCCACAGGCAGCGGCCCTACAATAAATATGACGTTGTTGCCTTTAAACTCTTCAGGGTCTGGGTTTAACTCACCTACCTCTGAGAGCGGCGTAAATACAGGGGCGGTAGTCCGCAGTGCTAGCTCTCCGGTTGACGTGTACACCAGTCAAATACACACACGCGTACGTGGTAGGCAGATGGCCATGAAAATTGAATCTTCTACTATAGGCGTGCAGTGGCAGCTAGGTTCGCCTAGACTTGACATGCGCCCTGATGGGAGACGCTAATGGCTAATAACAACCACGTCGTAGGGTTTCGTGCGCCAGCGTTGCCGTACCCCCCTGAAGAGTATGAACCGTTTCAGTTTGAAGAGTTTAATAAAGTCTTGCGGCTGTACTTTAACCAAGTAGATACTGCACTACGGGATAAAGCCTTAGCACGGCAATCTGAAGCTATAGGGTGGTTTATAGGCTAATGGCTAACGTATATGTAAACGCTAAAAAAGACGTTACAGCGAGTGCCGCAGTGCTCTATACCTGTAGCGCAGGGACAACAGGCATAGTAAAGTCTATCCTAGTATCGGAGTATAGCGGCAACGCAGACACTATAACGGTTACCCTGACCAATGGATCAACTGTATTTAGTCTGTTCAAGGTTAAAGCAGTGGGCGCTAACGCTACCGTAGAATTGTTGACCGCTCCGCTTGTTGTGGGCGCTACGGAGATACTTAAAGTGACCGCCGCTACTGCTAACAGGTTACACGTTGTAGCTAGTATTTTGGAGGTAACTTAATTTGAAACGTTTCACCGTTGTTGATAGCACTAAGACTAAGTTGTCTGTTCCTGAAATACTTATGAGGTCGGTAGATCAGGCAAATACAGGTTCGGATATGGACAAACTGCCTCTTCCAACAAAGATGGCTGTTGTAGCCAAACAAATAGCAATGCCCGGATCAGAAGTTGTGCATGTAGGTAACTCGGTGTTTGTTGGCAATATTGGTGAAGGTAACCTCAAGACACATATGCACTTTTACGGCAACAACTTAGATACTGGGGTTAACTACGTAAAAAACATTGTTAAATTTATAGAAAAACTTAAACAAAAAGGCATAACACATGCTACTACAGATATTACACCAAACCCCCCAAAAATAATTGATATAGTTAACAAAGTAATAGACCAGCTTAACGAGTTAGGTATGCAGGCTTTTTTAGGTGCAAATAAGGACAAAACTTATTACAGGCTATACGTTCGATTGGCTCCTAAAACAAAGGAACCTGTCTAATGAGTTGGGTTTTCAATAAACTTAAAGATGAAGTCGTCGACCCTTTTTTTAGTGCAGGTCAGAGTTTGATAGATTTTGCTGTTGATGAGGTTATTGATCCCATACTTACGGCAGTTAGTAGCATTGTAGAATACGCCTTAGACAACCCTATTGAAGCGGTGGCAATGATAGCTGCTGCCTATTTTAGCGGGGGTTTATCACTGCCGCAACAAGCAGCGATTGTAGGAGTGGGGTCTGGAACACAGGCGCTTGTTGACGGGGAAAGCCTTGAGGACGCAGTAAAAGCCGCAGTAATATCCAGTGCTACGGCTTTTGCGGGGTCTACTGTCTCTACGTTCATAAATCCCAGCGTTACCGAGGCTACTCAATCTGTACTAGGTAACACACAATTATCATCCACAGTATCTACAGCAATTACTAAAGGCGCTACAAGCGCAACAAAAACGTATATCCAGACAGGTGATTTAGACGCTGCGGGTAAATCTTTTCTAGCATCTGCGGCTGTATCTGTTGGTTCAGACGCTGTAGATGCAGGTACAACGGTTGCAAACAGGAAGTTAGGTATAAATGCAGCCGCTGATGACATTATGGGTAACGTGGGGCAGGCGTTAGAAGATTCAGGTTTTGCAACTTCTGTTAATGATTTATCTACCGGAGTTAGTAATGCTTTAAAAGCGGGTATTGCTGCGGAGTTAACTGGACAAGATGTGTCTAGCGCTATGCTTAGAGCCTCTACAGGCAGTATTTTTGAAGCTGTAGGTAGTGCTGATTTTGTTGAAAGATATGTAGGTGATGAAGGGTTTATAAGCGGAATTGTAGACAAATACGTTCCCGTAGCTGAATACATGCAGGGCGTTGTTGACAATTTTAAAACTTCGGCTGGTGAAAACCTTACTGACGCACAAATAAAAATATTAACAGATTCTACCGTTGCTGCATGGGACATGGCAAGGCAAGGCAACCCCGAGTTGGCAGGTGAGACGTTCTTTGGTAAAGATGGGTTGGGTAAACTTGGATACGATTATATAGAAGACATCCTTACTGACCCTATAAACAACGCGTTAGATAGTATTACAGGCACTTACGATGCAACCGTGGAAGCTGCTACAAATTTAAACGAGGCCGATATTGCATATCAAGCGTTGTTTGCTCCGTTAGAAGGTCTTGTGGCAACACGAGATGCTGCACTTGATACATTTAATGCTAATAACACCCAAGCAAACGCTAACGCGTATAACACTGCAAACGCAGCGGTTAAAACTCAAAATGACAAAGTAATCGCTGAACAAGATGGGCTTCTAGCTGCCCTAAATACCGCAACAACTGCATACAATACTGCCTATCAGTATGTAATGTCAGACGTGGAAAACCTAGACGCGGAACAAATAAAAATGAGTGACGCAGCAATTAAAGCTGCAGTAGAGGCAACTGTACCAAACTTTAGCTCTCAGAGTCATAAAGAGTTCTACGGTCTTGAAAACGATGCAGATGCCCACAAACACTATCTTTTAGACGGGCAGAAGGGGCCGGGGTCTAAAACTGAAGCAGAAGCCGCATTAGACCAAATTAGGTTGTCTACTGTACAGAGTGCCCTAGCTGCAAAAGGAATACCGCTTGACGCTCTTAAACCGGGGCAGTTAGCTTCGTATCTTGCGTACGCAGATAAAGAAATAAAAAGCGTAGCGAGCATTACAGGATTAGACACTGAAGTATTTGCTAACAATATGGTTACCGCTGCAGCGTTAACTCCTGAACTGACTACCGCACTAAAAGATGCAGGGTTTATACCGCAATCTACCGACGAATATAACATGTTTTTAACTGGGGAATACGTAAAGCTAGACGTTATACGAAACCCTAATGATGGTGGTGACGGGTCTAACGTGTTTATACCCACTACGTACCCCGATGGCGTAGGCATGTCTGCCGAAGATGTGCTAGGTATGATAACGGACGCGGGGTTTTCAGCGGACAATATAGTTAACGTAGGTGGTGAGTTTTATAATAGACCCGGCAGTGGCGCAAAGTCACGGCCGGGTGGTGATAGCACTAGTATTAGCGTGTTTGATAAACCTGATATTGAATCTGTAAATACGGCTGTATTGCTAGGCGATATTCCTACGCCTACATTAGACACTGTGGCCTTGGGAGAAGGTGTTGACGTTAACGCGCTTCTTAACGGGGGCGCAACGCTAGTTAACACTGGCGGAAAGTTGTCATGGGAGTTAGCTACTACTCAACAGGCGGCAATAGGTAAAAATACTAATCTAAACAACGTGTTAGGGCAAAAAGACAAAACAATGTACCCCGATGGTACGTTAATACCAACTACTGCGTCTGCAACCCTGTTACCAGCGGTTACTTTTACAAACCAGTACGGTGCAGGGAACGTTGACACGTTTGTGTTTAATACCGAGTATATGGAAACTGGCGAAGATGGGGTTCGTCGCTTTACGTCTGTTCCGCCCTTTGCGGCTTCTCTTAGCGAAGATAAAACTCAAGCCTATAACGCAGATGGTCAAGTAATAGGTGTAATTGATTCTAGTCCTTTGATGGCTAGCACCATTGCAGGTATGGACGACGATCAAGGTAAAGCCTTTGACGACGCTACAGGTAACAAGTTTTGGGGCGCGTACAATGCAGCTAAAGATATATTTTTAGAGAACTTGCCTGATGACCAAAAAGACGCTGCAAGTAACGCCGCAAGTGTTGTTGTCGGCGCAAGTGGCGAAATGTTGACGGCTATTGCGGGATGGGGCGTAACAGCAAGACTAAACCCTAACAGCACATGGGGGCAGACCGCTAAAGATATGATTGCTTTAAGTGGCGATTTGCGTACCGAGGCTTGGCAGGCAGCGGCTCCAGATATAGAAGCTAGGCGCGGTGCTCCGTTAGCCGCGTGGAAGAAAGCAAATCCGGGCGAAGAACCATCTTATTTAGACAGCGCTGTACTGTTCTCTCAAGGTATATTTGGAGAAGACGGGGCGTTTACACATCATCCCGCGCAATTTATGGCCGAGACAATAGGGAAAGAAGTAATACAAGAAATACCAAGTCTTTTGTTTGGAGGGGTAGCTTTTAAAGGAGGTAAAGCCGCTTTTAACGCTGCAATGCCTGCCGCTAAAGCCGCGTATAAAGCATGGTTTGCTGGCGCAGTAGGTGTAACGGCTTCCGCAGTATACGATATAGCTGAGACTTTTGGCGCTACCGCTGCGAGTACGATTGATGCTGTGTA